GGCGGGGGCCCGCTGACCATCCGCTACATCCCGCTGCACACGTTCGCGCCCGGCCGCATCGCCATCGACTACTTCGAGCCGCCGCTGTCCGGCGTGGCCTCGCTCAACGTGACGCACTGGCAGAGCGGGTCGCTCCAGCGCAACTCGCTCGACATCGCACGCTCGCCCGTGCTCGTGCTGCTCGGATTCCCCTCCGACGTGGAGGGCGAAGATCCCGCGGCGCCGCGTCAAGTCACCGTCAGCGCGAATACCTCGTTCCAGGCGCAAAACACCGACGCGAAGGCGTTCTACTGCGAGCACAGCGGCGCGGCTCTCGCTGCGGGCCGCGAGGACTTGCGCGAACTCCGCGAGCAGATGGAGGTCATGAGCCTTCAGCCGTGGATCCAGCGCCCGACGAGCACGGCGACGGGCATCGTGGCGAACGAGGCGAAGGCTGAGTGCCAAGTGCAACGCAGCGTCCGCGAACTCGAGCGATTCGCGCGCGCGTTGTTCCAATCGGCCGCGGACTGGATCGGCGTCGAACTGCCCGCCGACTTCGAGATCGACATTTACGACGACTTCGGCGTGGCCCCGAATCGCGCGCAGGACGTGGCGTCGCTGATCCAAGCGCGCGCGGCTCGCGAGATTTCGCACGAGACGTTCCTCGCCGAGATCAAGCGTCGCGCGGTGCTGAGCGCCGACCTCGACATCGAGGCCGAGATGGAGCGCGTGGCCGAAGAGAAGGCGACGGCGGCCGCGGCGTTCGGCGGCGGCTTCCCGTTCGGCGGGCCGAATCGAACGCCGGCTGACGACGCGGAGGACGGCGGCGAAGATCCCGACGCGGGCGACGATGACACGCCCGACGCCAGCGGAGACGGGGGCGCGTAACGCATGGCGACCGTCAACGAGCGCCTGCTCGACACCTCAATCTCCCGCGCCGTCTACGTCGAGCGCTGGAAGCTGGGGCTGTCGCAGCGTGCGCTCGGCTTCCTCGATCGCGAGGTGTTCCCCGACCTCACGGGGCAAATCGTCGCGCGCATGGAGCGAATCCAGGCCAGCGGGCGCGACACGGGGCCGCTCACGACCGAGCGCCTACAGGACGTGTCGCGCCTGCTCGACGAAGCGCTGGCGCCAGCGCTGACGACCGAAGTACGCGACCGCATGGCGCGCGAGCTGACGGGCCTCGCCGTGTCCGAGGCGAGCTGGGAAGTGGCGCAGATGACGCGCTACACCGCGGGCTTTGGCCTCGACTTCCGCACGCCGTCGCGCGCGATCCTCGAAGCGATCGTGAGCAACAAGGCCCCCATCGGGAAGACGATCGACGAGCACCTTGTCGGCATCTCGCGCGTCGCACGGGACGAGATCGTGTCGGAGCTTCGCGTTGGCATCGCGCAGGGCGACACGCTCCAGACGCTCGTCTCGCGCGTGCGTGGCACCATCGACGCGCGCTACGAAGACGGCGTGTTCGGCAAGGTGCGGCGCAGCGTGGAGGCCGTGGCGCGCACGTCGACGAACTTCGTCGTGAACCAGGCGCGCGAGGAGTCGATGGAAGCGAACTCCGACGTGGTCGATCGCGTGAAGCTGGTAGCGACGCTCGACACGCGCACGTCTCCAGTGTGCCGCGCGCGAGACGGCGAGGTCTACCCGATCAACGAAGGCCCGCGCCCGCCGTTCCATCCCAACTGCCGAACGATGGTCGTGCCGGTGCTCAAGAGCTGGGCCGAGCTCGGCATCCCCGCCGACGAGACGGACCCAATCGACCCCTCGCTCTCGGCCCGCGAGTCGATGAACGGGGAGGTCGCGGGCGACTTGACCTACGAAACGTGGCTGGAGCGCCAACCGAAGGCGCGGCAGATCGAGATCCTCGGCCCGGCGCGCTACGACCTTTGGAAGCGCGAGGGCCTCTCGCTCAAGGACATGATCGACACACGTGGTCGCACGCTCACGCTCGAAGAGCTGGACGAGATCACGAACAACTGACCGACGACACACGACAACGGAGAACACTGACCAATGGCACTCAAAGCGATCCTGACTGCGGACGAACACCGCGCGCTCCCGGCGCACTTCCAAGGCGAGTACAAGCTGGACGAGAAGGCCGGCGAGTACAGGCTCGACGTGGCGCCCGTGAAGGGCTGGAACCTCGAAGACGTGGCCGGCCTCAAGACCGTGCTGAGCGAGCAGAAAGAGCGGCACCGCGAGGCGCGCGAGAAGCTGGCGGCGTTCGGCGAGCTCAACCCCGAGCAGGCGCGCGAGGCGCTGGCCAAGCTCGCGGCCCTCGGCGACAACGCGGACGCCGCGAAGCTCAAGGCGCACATCGACGGGATGACCGCGCAAGTCGAGTCGAAGTACAAGGGCGAGATCGAGAAGCGCGAGAAGGCGCTCTCCACGCTGAGCCAGCAACTTGAGCGGCAGCTCGTCGACGGCGAAGTGGCCCGCTTGCTTTCGGGCGCGACGAATCCTAAGTTGCGCGGCAGCTTCCCACTGCTGATCGGGGCGATCCGCGGTGCCGTGAAGGTCGAGAAGGTCCAGACTGCCGACGGCGAGGGGCTCGCTGTGCGCGTGATGGACCAACGAACGGGCGCGCCGCTGCTCTCCCAGAAGCAGGGCGACAATGGGCCGATGGGGCTGGAGGAGTACATCCTCTCGCTTCGGGATCGCCCGGAGTACGCGCCGGCATTCGCTGGGACAGGGGCCTCGGGTGCAGGCTCCAGCGGCGGGGCGTCGCACGGTGGTACGGGCATTGGCTTGACCGAGCTGGCGAAGATGGCCCCCGACGCTCGCATCAAGTTCCTTCGCGCTCAGGGGGTCACGAAATGACCTATGGCACTCACCCTTCTCGAAGCCTCGAAGGCGCTGCTCAGCACTGAGCCGCTTCGCGCTTCGCTCATCGAGGTCTTCGCGCGGGAGACGGACTTGCTCCGCGTTCTCCCGTTCGACGACATCCCCGGCAACTCGCACCGATTCAACCAAGAGGGCGCGCTCCCCGGTATCGCCACGCGCGGTATCAACGAGGCGTACTCCGAGTCGGTGGGCGTCATCAACCCGCAAGTCGAGTCGCTGGCCATCATCGGCGGCGACCTCGACGTCGACCGCTTCCTCGTTCGCACGGGCGGGCCGAACGTCCGCGAGAACCACGAGGCCATGAAGCTCAAGGCCCTCGGCCACGCCTTCTCGCACTTGTGCGTGAAGGGCGACAGCACGAGCGCCGTCAAGGACTTCGACGGCCTCCAGCGTCGCCTCACGGGCACGCAGCTTGTCGCGGCCGGCTCGACCGCGAACGGCACGGCCCTCTCGCTGGCCAAGCTCGACGAGATGATCGAGCGCGTCCCCGGCGCCACGCACCTGCTCATGAGCCGCGCGATGCGTCGCCGCCTCAACACGGCCGCGCGCGCGACGGGCGTCTCGGGCACGATCAACTACGACATCGACGCCTTCGGTCGTCGCGTGATGTTCTACAACGACCTCGAGATCCTCATCGCCGACGGCGTCCGCGACGTGAACGCGTCGCTGAACTTCTCCGAAGCGGCGACCTCGGGCACCGCGACCGCCACTTCGATCTACGCGCTGCGCATCGGCGAGGGCGGAGTGCAGGGCATCCAGAACGGCGCGCCGATGGTCGACGACCTCGGCCATCAGGATTCCAAGCCTGTGCTGCGCACTCGCTTCGAGTGGTACGCCTCGCTGTCCATCCAAGACCCCTACGCGGCGGCCCGTCTCTGGTCCATCGCTGACGCGGCCGTCACGGCCTGATCGGAGCTACACACATGGGAACCCAGATCGACTCCAACTTCATCGTCGACACGAGCCTGCGGCTCCACGACGGGACGCTCATCGCTGCCGATGGCGTCGGCTCGGGCGGCATCCTCGACCTCGGGGCGAACTCCGAAGTCGCGGGTCTCGTGGTTGTCGACGCGACCGCGGTCGAAGTGGCCACCGGCGACGAGCACTACACGCTCATCGTCGAGCTTTCGAGCTCGGCCACGTTCGCCTCGGACGTGCAGCCGATGCAGGCCATCGGCCTCGGCAACAACGGCATCGCGGACTCGCTGCTCGACAACGCCAGCGCTGACCGCGGCGCCGGCCGCTACACGATCCCGTTCAACAACGTGGTCAACGGCACGGCCTACCGCTACGTGCGCCTGTACGTGCACGTCGTCGGCACGATCGCGACGGGCGTCGCGTTCACGGCCTACATCACGCAGCCGCGCTACTAGGCGGCGAAGAACGCGCGCCGCTCGGCATGGTGTCGGGCGGCGCGCATCACCCCTGATCGAAGGAGAACACTCGAACATGGCACGCAAACTCAAAGTGGCGAACGGCGTCAACCTCCAGCATCAGCCGCGCGACGGTCGCGGCCGCATCGCGGTTTGGATCCTCGGGAAGAAGCGCTGGGGCTGGCGCTCGCCGGTGGACGTGCGCGAGATGATCGGCATGGAGCAGGCGACACTTGAAGCGCCCGCCGGTTCGCCGCCGAAGCCGACGCCCGAGAACCCTTTCCCCGATGGCGTCGAACTGGACGCGTCGGAGAGCGACGACGGCGACGACGAGGCTCCCGCCGCGCCGGCCGCGCAACTCGAATCGCGGGGCGCAGTCGCGTCGCGCTCCACGAAGTAGGCAGTTCTCCCCTACGGGGCCGGGGGCGGCAACGTCCTCGGCCATCTTCCGCACATGGCACTGACGATCGAAGACGGAACGGGAGTCGCGGGCGCGGACAGCTACGTCACGCTCGCCGAAGTCGTGGCGTTCCTCACGGCCTACGAGCCGGCGTCGGCGCTGACCGCATGGAGCGCGCTGAGCACGGCCGAGCAAGAGCGGCACTGCCGGCGTGCGACTCAGTACCTCGACCTCGCGTACGGCCCGCGCTTCCTCGGGCGCCGCGTCGAAGAAGACCAAGCGCTCGCCTTCCCGCGCGAGGGCATCGTCACCGACGACGGTTTCGAGATCGACAGCGACACGATCCCGGCCTCGCTCAAGAGCGCGTGTTGCGAGACCGCGTGGCGTTCGTCGCTCGGCAACGCGCTCCTCGATTCGCAGGAGACCCCGGCGACGATCGGCAGCGAGTCGGTCACGGTCGGCCCGATCACGGAAAACATCACCTACGTCGGCGGCAAGCCGTCGATCACGCGCACGGTGTTCCCGCGTGTGCGCGCGTGGCTCTGGAATCTGACCGGCGCGCCCGGAGCGGTCTACCCCGGATGACACTCGCGTCCCGACTCCGGCTGACCGCGGCGAAGAAGGTCGCGACGTACGGCGAGCCCGTCACGTGGCGATCGATCGCGCGCGTGTACTCGGTTGCGACCGCGGCGACTGTCGAGACTGTCACGGAGTACGCATACACCGTCGCCGTCCAGCCCGAGGAGCGGACCTACGTCGAGCCCGATGTCGTGCGCGCCGAGAGCTTGGTCGTGATCGGCCCCGCGCGGCAGTCCACGGACGTCGCGCTCGCGTTCACGCCGAAGCTGGACGATCGCGTCGTCATGAACGGCCGCGAGTTCCAGGTTGTCGGCCTCGAGGAAATCCGAGTGCAGGGCGTCGTCGTGGCGTACACCTTCTCGCTGAGGCGCTGACCGTGGCGACGCGACGCAAACTTCCCCCGCCCGGTCCCGCTGGAACGCGCGTCGTGGCGTTCACGCTGAACGGTGGGAAGTCGAACGCTCAAGTGGCGCGCGAGTTCGGCGAAGAGCTTCGGCTCAAGCTGGCGGCGCTGACCGCGGAACAGGCGAGCATGGTGCAGCGCAAGCTCGCGCTCGCGTTCCTCGCCAACGTGCTCCCGGCGACTCCCGTGGACAAGGGCCGCGCGCGTGGCGGATGGCAGCTCGAAGTCGGACGTGTGCCGAACTTCGTTCCGCGCCTTGACCCCGCGGGCAGCACGGGCCTCGCCGAAGCGAACAGCACGCTCGCGACCTACGAAGCGTGGATCCGCTCGGGCTACGACCCCGAGATCGTGTGGATCGGCAACAACGTGCCGTACATCGAAGTGCTCAACAGCGGGCTCAAGTCGCAGAAGCGCGGCAAGAACGCGGGCAAGCTGATCCCCTACTCGGCTCGCGGGTCTCGGTTCTTCGAGCGCGGGCTCAACTACGTGCGGGCGCTGGCTCGCCAACTGAGGTAGCGCGCCGTGCCGAACCTGATCCCGTGGACGTTCGACACCGTGCTGCGCCGCGTGCGCCGCTTCGCCACGGGCGAGACGGTGGACCCCGCGCACTTGCCCGCGGCTACGACGAGCACGCAAGGCGCGCTGAGCGCAGCGGACAAGACCGCGCTCAACGCGCTGCCGGCCGCGCAGGCTGCGCAAGACGCCGCGCTCGCCTCGCACACTGGGGCGTCCGCGCCGCACTCGGGACACCTGAGCGGCCTCGCGTCGCTGACGTCCGCGGAGCCGAGCATCCCCGGCGAGCTCGAGGTGGCCGTCGCGTCGGGCGTGTCAAGCGGCACGGCGCAACTGTTCCCCGTCGCCGGTCAGATGGGCGTCGACGTGGAGCGTGTCGGAAACTCGCTGCGCGTGCGGCGCAGGCCTCGGCTGATCGCGCCCGAGCGTATGTCGCCGGCTGAGTGGTACTCGCCGCGGCGCCAGCGTGGAAACAAGGTCGCGGGCGGCGCTGGCGAATCGGCGGCGACGGGCCCGCTCTACCTGCCCTCGTTCCTCGCCGACAACCACGGCACGACGAATCACCTGTACCCGTGGGCCGTGTGGACGGGGATCGACTACTACGGGCTCCCGCACAACCTCCATGCGCGACTGCGGGGAACGTCGCTGAGCACGACGAGCAACAAGCGCGGCTATGAGTTCGGCGAGCCCGTGATGGCCGGCGACGCGCGAGACGGCTCGCTCTTCACGTGGGAGCTTTCGGGCACCGCGCAAAACGTCGGATGGCTCGACGCCTTCTTCGAGTTCGCGGTCGAAGTGAACCCGACCGTCAACGACTACGCGGGCGATTCGCTCATCCGCTTCGAAATGCCGGAGCTCGGCGCGACGTGGAGCGGAACGCGCGACTGGAAAGCGCGGATCGAGCTGCGGCCGGTCGGCATCGACGGCGGGACTGCGCGGCTCGAGTTCAAGCTCTACTCGTCCAGCGGCGCCGTCCTGTTCGAGTGGAGCGGGGCGGGCTCGTTCACGGGCGGCCACAACTGGCTGACGACCGACGCGCGGCTTCAAGTGCGCTGGCGCGTGGACCGTGACGCGGCGACGCGGCGCGACGTGTTCGACGGCCTGTACCAAGGCGAGCGGCAGGGAACCGACCTGCTCCGGCTGACGGCGACCGACTACGCCTACACCCCCGACGTTCGCTGAGCACCGCACATGCCCCCGCTCTACGCCTCCTACGACACGACCACGGCGAGCCGCATCGTCCGCTGGCACCGCGACAAGCTCTACGCCGAGCTCGCCATCTGGGATCCGCCGGGCTCGTTCGCGGGCTCCGCGCGGCCGGTCTACTGGTTCGAGCCGGGCGGCGCACGTCGCGCGCGAAACGACCTGAGCATCGGAGACGCCGAAAGCGACACGGGAGAATGGACCGTGCCGGGCTACATGACGAACGTCCTAGGCGCGTTCGTGGTCGCATGCTCGACTCCACCGGGCGGCGTGGACTTCACGGGCGTCGAAGAGTCGGGCCAGGAGTTCTCGCCCGAGTGCCGAATCTCGGCGGCGATGGCGCGCATGTTTTGGCGCGCGAACGTCACGAACACGGCCGTCGTCGGCAACACGCACACGGCGTCGGCACTGCGAAAAGACATGGCGGCCGCTGGCGTCAGCGCGGGAAGCTGGAACCAGCTCGGCGCGGAGATGATCCCGCCCGGCGACCTCGTCGACATCGTGGGCTCCGGCGCGTCGCGTGGCGGCGGCCGGTTCCGCTATCACCACGACCACACGGCCGGCCACTTCCTCGCGAGCATCGGGCAAAACAACCTCGCGGGCTTCTCGGATTCGCAGATCGACCCTGCGCTCGTCGGCGACGGCACCTACACGCTCTCGGGCGCGGTCTCGTCGGGCAGTTCGACGATCCCCATCACGGGCGACTCGGCTCTGATCTACCGCGGCGGGCGCATCATCGTGTCGAGCTCCTCGAGCTACGTCGTGGGCGCGGCCGGCGGTTCGGATGGCGCGACCACGCTGCCGATCACGGGCTCGTCGATGGCGATTCCCGAAGCGCTCTGGGTCGAGTTCACGGTCGGCGGCAACACCTACCGCGCGCTCGTCACGGCGCCGTACGCGGGCGGGACGGGCTCGATCGAGATCCTCAACGACGCGCTCGAAGAGGACATCCCGGCGGGCACGGCGATCCGCGTGGTCCAAGAGTTCGCGATCACTGCGGACTACGCGGGCGGCTCGGGCAGCGTCAGCGTGTGGCCCACGGCGCAGGTGGCGCTCGCGTCGGGCTCGACCGTGGAGGTGCAGACCACGATCGGCTCGCCGTACGGGGCTCCTAGCTGGGCGTCGGGCTACGTCGGCGACGCGAACAGCAATCGACCTTGGCGCAGCGACGACGCGAGCGGGCGCGGCGTGCCGATGCAGGAGAAGGTCGACGCCAGCGTCCAGCGCTTCCTCACGGCCGACAACCCGCGCAGCTACGAGCTGAACCTGTTCGTCTACTCGCCCTTCGCGAGCGAACTCCAGTTCGTCGACCGACTGACCGGCGAGCGCTCTTTTTGGGTGCGGCGCAACGTGGCTGAGGGAACGCTCCTGCCCGAGCACATCGACCTCCACAGCTCCGCGGACATGGCCGAATTCTGCCACCGCGCCTACTTGCTGCGCGCGGCTCGCGGTCGCAACACGGCGGGGATCGCGGCCTACCTCGGCGGTCGTCGCGACAACCCGCGCGGCACGGACGCCTCGGTCCCGTGGCTGCTCGGGCGCGCGAACGCAGTCGGCGGCACGCTCGGCGCTTCGTTCGGTTCGTTCGTCACCAACGCGGCCCGCTTCGGTGGAGCTTTCGGCGCATGAGCTTCGCATCCAAGACCATCGTCCTCCCGAGCGCGCCGCTGGCCTCGGACATCGGCGAGACGCTTCGCTTCGACCGCGCGCTCGACTTGCGCTACGGCGGAACCGGCGTCGCCGCGAGCGGGGCCGACAACGCCGCGCGCGCGATCGACGTGCTCAAGACGTGGGGCGTGCTCGACAGCGCAGGGGACTTCGAACTCGCCTGGTTCCCCGACATCCTGAGCCTCGTTCCGGTCATGACCGCGGCGACATCGGGCGCGGCTGGAACGGCGGGGCGTGCACCTCAGCCGGCGGCGGGCAAGCAGAAACAGCCACTCCTAGGCGACGCAACGTACGGGAACGAGTTCGAGCTTCTGTGGATCACGGACGCAGACGGCAATCGGCTCCATCAGTTCGCGATCGTCGGCGACGGCGAAAACGGCTGGTTCTTCGGCGCCACGGGCTCGGGTGCGGGCCGCTCGCGCCTCGGGCCGCGCAGCGACATCGACGAGCACATCGACGCCGTGTTCGAGCCCAAGGGCCGAGGGCAGTGCTCGCAATTCGGCGACGCGTTCGAGCGCACCATCCAGCGCGCCTACGGGCATCGCGTGCACGCTGACGCCGCGACGTTCGAGAACGTGGGGCTCTCGTCGGGGCTGACGTCGGAGTCGACATCCGGAGGGGTGCCGGCGTCGCCCGTCTCGCTCGACGACCTCGACGGCCACTACAGCCAAGCGTTCACGGCGACGACCTCGGGCTCGAACGGCGGGCACTACAGCGTCAACGCGTGGGTGCAGCGCTGGCACTCGCCCGAGATCATCTTCGTCGGCCGCTCGGCGTTCATCGACGCGCGCGTGTGGCTCGCCGCTGCGGACGCGGACCCGGCCGCGCTCACGAGCCTTCACGGCTCGAACGTCGCGGGCGTGGGCGTGTGGGTCGACTACAGCATTCACGCGCCCGGCCGCACCGTGCGACTCGTCACGAGCAGCGGCGCGGCCTACAGCCTCTCAAAGACGGGCATCGTGTCGGTCGACTCCAGCGGCCGCCTCGATCGCAACGACGGCGGTTCGTGGATCACTGACGGCGTGCACGTCGGCGACCTCATCACGCTCTCGGGCTTCGCGTCGGGCGCGGGCACGAACAACGGGCAGCACCGCGTTGCGTCGATCACGGCCGGCTCGGGGCGCCGCCTCGTGTTCGACACGCCGCTCCCGACGATCGAGTCTCCCCCGGCCGGCGCCGTCGTCGTCGCACACGAGGGCGGCAGCGAGGTTGACACGGGCGTCGTCATCACGGCGAACACGCGCTTTGCGATTCGCCTGCGCTACCTGCCGACCACGTACCAGTGGGAAGCGAGCTTCTACAACTTCACTACGAAGAGTTGGAACAACGCCACGCTCAGTAGCGGCGTGTCTCCGGTACCTCCCGAGACGAAGCTGAAGCTCTGGTGGCGCAACCGCTCGCTCGCGACAAGCGCCAGCGGCATCAACACGGCGTGCCAAGCGATGCTCGTGAGGAACGGCACGTAAGCCAACCGCGCACACAGGAAGACAACGAACCATGCCCACAGGACTCTCTGCCTTCGCCGCGAACGGGATGCTCAACGGCTTCCGCGCGTCGGCCTTCTCCGTCGCCGCGGTCTACATCAAGCTGCACACGGGCGATCCCGGCTCGGCCTTCACCGCCAACGCTGCAACTGAGACCACGCGCAAGCTGGCCTCGTTCGCCGCGGCGTCGGGCGGCTCGATCACGTCGAACTCGGCGCTCACGTGGACGGCCATCGCTGGTTCGCAGACCGCTACGCACTTCGTGGCGTACGACGACCTCACCGCAGGGAACGCGCTGTTTTCGGGCGTCATCTCGCCGAGCGTCGCCTACAACGCTGGCGACACGGTCACTTGCGCTTCCGGCTCTCTCTCCGCCAACGTCACGCTCGCGAGCTAGGCCCACATGAATCGACCCTCTTCGCTTCGCGCCACGAACGGCTCGCGCCTCGAACGCTGGATCTCCCCCGAGGAGGTCGAGCGCATCTCCAACGCGTGCCGCACGTGGTACGGCCCTCCGATTCCGGTCGCCAGCGTGCCGGGCGAGGTCTACGTCACGCGCGGCGGCGACTTCGTGGGCGAGATCAAGGGCGGCTCGTTCGCCAGCCTGCTCGACTACCGTGTCGAGCGCTTTCGGCGCGCGTTCCAGCGCTGGGGCAAAGCGCAGCGACGCACCGCGAGCATGGCGGGATTCTCGTCGCTGTCCGACCTCATCAGCGAAGCGACCGCCGGCGGGAAGCGCCGCTCGTTCCCGTTTCAAAAGGTCGGCACGACGGGCGTCATCGGATCGGCGAACTCGCTCTGGCGCGTGGGCAACATGCCGACCGCAGGCGGTGCGGCAAGCGCGGCGCCTGGGGGGGACGCACTGACGGACGCGAGTACGGGCGCGTTCCCGTTTGCAAACCCGACGGGAGGCGACACGCAGCACGTCGTGCGCGCCGACTACCTCGGCTCCGTCGCGGGCAACACGCTCCTCCTCTACGACAGAATCTTCCAGGTCGGCAAGACGATGAGCTCCACGACCACGGAGGCAGTTACCGGCGTCCCGACGCGCTACCAGAGCACGACGCCGGGCGACATCGACTCGGCCGAGGGGAACTTCCTATTCCCCGAGATTCAGGGCGCTCTCGGCGCGACCGCGCACAACTGGACCGTCTGCCAGTACCAGGACCAGGCCGGCAACGCGACCGAGAACCTCCCGTCGTTCGCGGGCATAAACGGCGGGATCATCAACCGCCTCGACTTCAACGCTGCGCAGACGTGGTTCGCGCCGCTGAATGCGGGAGACACGGGCGTGCGTCAACTCAAGCAGATGCAGTGCGACGCGAGCGTCACGGGCACGCTGGCGTTCGTCATCGGGCACCCGCTCGCGTTCTTCCCCGTGCCGCTAGCGAACAACATGCTGATCTGGGACGGAATCAACTCGGCGTTCTCGCTCGTGCGCGTGTTCGACGACGCCGCGCTCGCGCTCCTCGAGATCAGCAAATCGGCGACGACCGCGACGACCTACACGGGCATGATCGACACGGTGTCCGGCTGAGCGATGCAGTCCGCAGGCTTCAACGTCACGGGCTCCAAAATGGGCCGCGCTCTCGGCGCGCTCCGTTGGGGCCCGACGTTGCTTGTATCGGACCGCACGCCTTGGCTGCCGCTGGAGAGCCTCACGTTCGAGGCGCCGCTTGGCGGGCTGAGCGCCAGCGCGCTGTTCTTCATCGACCGCCCGGCGACACTCTCCGCGCCCCTCGGCGGGCTGACGGCCCAGGCGCAGTTCGTCGTCACCCGGCCGGCGACGCTTGCGGCCGCACTCGGCGGTCTTTCCGTGTCGGCGTCCATGATCGTGACGCGGCCGGCAACGCTCACCGCTGCCCTGGGCGGGATCTCGGCGTCGGCGGCGTTCACCGCGACGGAGCCCACAGACCCGACGATCGGGCTGCTCTACGCCCTCGCCGCCTACGACGAACTCGGGCAAGCCGTGCTCTTCCCGCTGGAGGGCACGGCCGAGGGCTACGCATCGTTCGCGGTGCAAGACGACGATGGGAGCCTGATCGCGGTCGCGTCGGAGCCCGAACTCGAGCCTCCCGATGGCGAGCTGCCGTTCTACGACTCGGACGGCGCGACGCTTCTCGGAACGATCCCGTTCGTCCCCTTCGGCGAGGTGCTCGGCGACCAACTGAGCTACGCCTCGTTCGCGCAGGGCGTCAACGCCAGCTTGGAGCTCGCGCTTGTCCAAGGGCTCCGACTCCCCGTGCTCTGGCCCAACGCTGGCGACTACTACGACCCCGGCGACGCAGGCCTCGACAGCGGGTACGCGCAGGTCGAGATCGCTCCGGCGGGGCTGCGGCTCATCGGGTACGGCGACGGGTTCTTGCGGATGCGCGCGCGTGTGGACGTGCTGATCGACGTTCACGACAAGCTCGAGCGCGGGGCGGGAGACATGCTCTCGCGCCTCGACAGCGTGTACAGCCAATACCAGCCTCCCGCAAACGCCGAGCTGATGCGCTGGAGCTACCAGACGTTGCGCACGGCGGCGAGCCCCACGGGCGCCGGCCCCACCTACGTCTACCGCATCATCGCCGAGCACGAGATCCCCGTGGCGATCACGGTCCCGGCGAAGATCGGCAACGGCGACTACAGCGTCAACCTCATCGAAGCTGCGATTCAAAGCGCGTTCGCCTCGCGCGTCGCCACACCGCTCAACGCGCAGTCGGAGCACGCCAACTACTCGGCCGTGCGTCGCGCTGGAACTGCGCTGTGGGCGTCCACGACGATCGAGCACGGGCTCGAAGTCGCCGGGCGCATGGGGGGCGTCGGAGCCGGCTCGCCTCGCATCGCGCGCCGCGATGGCCGACTGATCGCAACTCTCGGCGTGCCGATCGAAACGGGCACGCTCGCGCTGTGGACCGCGCTCGACCGCATCGTGTCGAGCTTCGCCAAAGCGTCCATCGAAGGCGCGATCTTTGAACTTCCGTCCGCGACGCTGCTCGGCGTCGATGGAGCGTCCTACGTCCTTCAAGTAGATTGCGGCTTCAGCGTGGAAGAGCCGCGCTAGGCCAGACCGAAAGGCACCCCGACAATGTCCAGCGGCAACTACGAACGCGTCACCTACCAGGAAGAATCGACTTGGAACGGCTCGCTTACGGGCTCGATCAAGGAGGTTCCGCACACGGGCGCAAACCTCGCGCGTTCGGCGCAGTTCACCGAGTCGCGCATCGTGCGCTCGGACCGCGTCAAGCAGGACATCGCGCGCGGATCGTTCAGCGCGGGCGGCACGGTCGGCATGGAGCTGATCTACCGCAAGACCAGCGCGACGACGCAGAACGCCTACGACGACTGGCTCAAGTGGCTGCTCTTCGCGGACGCCGACTGGACCTCGCCGCAGAGCGACGTGACCGGAGCCGACTCCACGTCGACGACCGTGACCAAGACGAACGCCTTCCCGTCTGGCTGGGCCGTCGGCGACTGGGTCCGCGTCACGGTCGGCACCGCGGCGCCGAGCTACCAGCTCATCACGGCGAAGGGCGGCACGGGCAGCGACGACTCGCTCACGCTCTCGCCGGGCGGGCTCGCGACGGGCACGGGCAACGTCACCGTGGAGCACGGCAGCTACGTCAAGAACGGCACCACGCGGACCAGTTTCCAACTGACGCGCTCGTTCCTCGACATCACGAACACCTCGGCGATCTACCCCGGGTGCGTGGTCGACGGCCTCTCGCTCCAGATGGGCCTCGCGGGGCCGATCACGGGCTCTTGGTCGCTCGTGTGCTACGACGAAGAGGCGGGTAGCTCTCACGAGTCGCCGGCCTCGGGCCAAGCGGCGTCGGGCCTGCGCGTGTTCGACAGCGTCGGCGGCGCGAAGCTCTTCGCCACGGGCCAGCCGCTCGCGTCCTTCTCGGCAATGTCGATGTCGATGCAGATCGGCAACGCCATCCGCGCGCGTCGCGAGATCGTCGCTGGCGGCATCGGCGGCGCGGTCGACGTGGTCCCGGGCGAGTTCTCGGTCACGGGCAGCTACACGAAATACTTCGCGGCGAACTCGGACCTCGCGGCCTTCCTGGCGAACACCGAAAGCGCCTTCGCCATCGGGCTCCAGGATCCCGCAGGCAACGCCTACGTCATGTGGCTCCCGTCGGCCGTGCTCACCGGCGGCGCGCGCACGGGCGGCGGCAAGGATGCCGACATCGAGGCTCAAATCCAGTGGTCGGCGAAGATCAGCGCGACCTACGGCGAGTGTATGCGCATCACGCGCTTTGACGCCTGATCGCGACGAGCAGGAGAACAGGAGAACGCATGGAAATCGGACGGCTCAGTATCGACGTGCAACGCGCCTCTCAAGGCGTGTGGGTGGAGTACGAGGAGGGCGCGGCGTTTCTCGTCGCTTCCACCGCAACGGCGACCTACGCGGCGGCGCAGTCAGCGCGCTACGAAGCGCTCTGGAAGATGGAGGGCGACAAGAACGCGCCGTGGTTCCGCGAGGCCACGCGCGAGGCCGAGCTTGACCTCCTGTGCTCGCACGTGCTGCTCGGCTGGCGCGGACTGACCGACAAGGGGCAACCGGTCGAGTTCTCGCCCGCGAAGGCCCGCGAGCTTCTGGGCCGTCCTGGAGCGTTCCACGTCGAGCGCTTCATCCGAATGGCCGCGGCGCGCCTAGACCTCTACCGCGAGCAGCAGGTCGAAGAGCAGGGAAAAGGCTAGCGGCCGTGCTTCGGTGGGAGCTTGAGCACGGCCGCAACGCGAAGCGCTTCGAACAGATCGAGCGGGACGGCGGCGACGTGCCCGACGCGTGGCGCAACCGGCCGAAGATCGAGGCGCGCGACGTGTGGGCCTTCCACGCGTTCACGGCGCTCTCGGGCTCGCGCAGCACGACGGGCGGCATGGCTCCCTCGCCGCTCCCCATCGCGGTCTCCGAGGTGCTCGCCTACTGCAACCTCGCGAGCATCGCCGAGGGCTGGCCTCGCATGGCGTTCGCGCGGCTGGTTCGAGCGCTGGACGCCGTCTACCTTGAGCACGCCGCGGTCGCGGCCGGGAGACGCTGACGCATGGCCGACATCATGAAGCTGGGGCTGGGGCTCGACCCTGGCCCGATGCGCGAAGGCGGCCGGCAGGTGCAGGCCGAGCTCGACAAGGTCACCGCGGCGGCCGGGCGGGCGGCGAACGCCGTCGATGACGTGTCCGACGCCGGCTCGCTCTCCCCGCGTTCGGGCGGCGGCGGGCGGCAGGGCATGGGCGCCGTGGTTCGTGGCGCGCGCGAGGCGAAGGTCGGCGTCGAGGGTTTCGGCGGGGCGGCCGAAATCGCGGGCCAGAAGTTCAACACGCTCCTGAAGGCGTCCGTCGGCTTCGCGGCCTTCGACTTGGGCGCGAAGGTGCTCGGGTTCGGCTCGGCGATGGACGTGCTCAACAAGGCCACGGACGCGGCCGCCAAGTCGCTGCGCGACCTGCTAGGAATCGAGGATTGGCAAGAGAGGCTGCGGCGCGAGAGGGAGGCCGTGGAGGCGAACGCGGCTGCGTGGGACAAGCTCCGTGAAGCCCGTATCGCAGCCGAGCAGTCTGCGCGCGGTCCCGGCTATGAAGTCCCGGCGATCCAGCTTGGCGCCGGCCAGATCGGCCTTTCGCCGAGGTTTATTTCGACGAGCGGCCTTTCTTCGTCGCAGGTCGCGCAGGTCGGGTCACGCTTCGAAGGGCTTCGCGATATCGCGGCGGGGCTCTACGCGGAGTTCAACACGTTCAGGGCGAGCAACCTCGATCCGGCGACCGGGCAGGCGCGCCGATCCGACGATCCGCTGATCGCCGGCGAGGCGGCGGCGCTCCAGTTCCGATTGAACGCGGCGGCTGCCGAGGTTGAGAGGTTCGCCCTCAGCCTCCAGGAGCTCAACGCTCGAACCAAGCTGCAAGGCGAGGTCGCGCAGGCGCTGTCGGACGCCAACAGGAAGAGCGCCGATGAGACAAGGCGCGTAGCCGACGACACTGCGCGATGGATGCAGCAAGCGGACTTGATGCTCCAGCGGGCGCGCACCGGCGACTTCATGACGCTTCGCCCGGCCGCTTCGAACACGCCGCCGTTCCTCGCGGGCGCGAACTCGCGCGAGTACTTCGAGGCGTTGCAGGGCGGCGGGCTCAACAATCCGCAGTTCAACACGCCGGGCTACCGCAGCCCCGATCCGAGCAGCTTCAGTCAGGAGTACCGCAACAACCTGGAGCGCGCGGAAGAGGAGCAACGCAAGCTCATCGAAGCGGGCCAGCGCGCGCAGCAGGTCTACCGCGACCTCGGCAACATCGGGGCCGACGCCTTCGCCTCGTTCCTCACTGGCGCGCGCTCGGCGTCCGATGCGGTCAAGGCGCTGGGGGCCGACATCTACCTCTACCTCGTGCAAGGGCTCATCACGCGGCCGATCGGGAACGCGCTGGCGAACTCGCTGCAAAACGCCTTCCCGTCGTTCGGTGCGAACTTCGCGCAGCACGGGTCGACGATCTACCAGCCGAGCATGGTCATGCCGCTGGGAGGCGGGCGCCCGACGCTGATCGCCGAGGGCGGGCCGGAGCGCATCGAGCCGGCCTACGCGCGCGGTTCGTCTCGCGGCTCGGGCGGCGGCGGGCGTGCGGTCACGATCGTTGTGCAACCGCGCGAGGGCGACAACTCCTGGCGCCGATCCTTTCGGCAAGTGCTCCACGACGTGAAGAGAGGCGGCCTGTAGTGGGATTCCACGACGTCGAGTTTCCGCGCAACATCAGCTATGGCAGCTCCGGCGGCATCGTGCACAACACGGCCGTCATCGAACTGCCTTCGGGCAAAGAGCAGCGCATCTCGCGCAGCGGCACGCCTCGCGCCGTGTTCGACGTGGCGTACTCGCTGAAGAAGATCGCGGACCTCTTGGTCGTGCGAGACTTCCAGCGTGCGCGGCAAGGGCGGGCGCACTCGTTCCGCTACTGGGATCCGCTCGACTACAGCACGGCATCGACTCAAACGCCGTGGAACGATAACACCGTCAACCCCGGCCACTCTGATTCGATCATCGGCACGGGCGACGGGTCCACGACGACGTTCCAGCTCGCGAAGCACTACGTCAGCGGCAGCGTGACGCGCTCGCGGGCGATCACGAAACCGATCTCGGGAACCGTGCGTGTGTCGCTCGGAGGCGTCGAACAGATGAGCGGATGGAGCGTCAACACGGACACGGGCGTCGTCACGTTCACGAGCGCCCCAGGCAACGGCGTCGTCGTGCGCGCCGGCTTCAAGTTCAACGTCGCCGTGCGCTTCGAGGATGACGAGCTCAACGCCTCGGTCGACGACTTCAACGACGGCAGCTGCCCGCCGATTCGACTCGTCGAGGACATCGGCGACGCGCAGTTGAGCGACCTCTACCCCTTCCGCGGGGCGAGCACGCAGACGATTGACGACTCGATTTCGTACGCGCCGAGCATGGGCGAATTCGTGCGCGTCGACGCCACGGGCTCGGGCCTCGTCGTGCGCTTGCCCAACTTCGCGGCGTACTACGACGGTCACAACGTCGTCACGTTCGAGAACATCGGGGCCAACGACTTCGACGTCGAGTACGCGGGCTCGTCGCTCGGCACCGTGGCGGCGGGAGCGTGGGCCAGCGTGGCGCTCGGCTACGGAACGGGCGGCGCGCGAGAGTGGGTGTTGCTCGCGTGATTACCGCGGCGACGTTCTTCGGCGGATCGCACTGGCAGACCGTCGGCTCGCCGCATCCGTGGCGTCTCCACGCGCTCTTCCGCCGCTTCTACTCGCTGCGCGCGAACAGTTCGGGCCTCGAAGTCATCGCCGAGGATCCGTCGACGCTGGCGCCCGCTATCCGCCCCGGCTTCCAGTTCATCGTGTGGAACGTCGGCGCGACGCACGCCTTCGCGATCAAGGACCACACGGGCGCGACGATCACGAGCCTTGCGGCCGGCGCCGTGGTCGAGTTGTGGCTCGGATGGACCGGCGACCGCCCTAGCTCGAGCGGGGCCTATGTGTGGTCGGTGCGGCCAAGGACGATCCTGTAGCGCATGGCGACGCTGACCGACTTCATCGGGCCTCTCTCGCTGACCGTCACGGGGTGCACGGGCAACGGCGTTACGCCCATCGTGCTGACGTGCTCGCAGTCCGTCGCGAGCGTCAAGGTGGGCCAGCAGATCGTCGTCGCGAGCGTCGGCGGCAACACAAACGCGAACGGCACGAAGACCGTTACCGCGGTCAACACGACGTCGCGCACGATCACGTTCGCGGGCACGGGGAACGGCAACTACACGAGCGGCGGCACGGTCGCGCGCGAGTACGCCACGATCGAGGCGTGGAACCAGGCGACGCGCACGACGAACCTGACCGGCGGCGGCGACCTCATCCAAGCGTGGCTGTGCAACGACTCGAGCGCGGGCGCGGGCATCACTGACTTTTCGCCGCCCACGACGAACGACTTCAACGCGACGCTCACGAGCAACACGAACTACCGCCAGCTCGCGGCGTGGCCCACGGACGTCTACGACCCGTTTGAACGCAAGGGCGTCCGCATCGACTTCGCGGCGTCGGCGACCTCGCGCATGTACGCGGTCCACGTCAACGAGCCGGGCTTCCGCTTGATCGGCGTCGGCGTGCGACTGCGCGGGACCGTGAACCAGCCGGCGAGCGGCCTCTTCAGCGCGCACGCGATGCGGCTCTCGCAATCGTGCATCGTCGACGGGTGCTTCGTGGACGTGCGCGGTTTCGTGTGGCAGCGCGTGTCGGGCAACGTGGCGACGTGCACGGGCCGCGCAGTGTGGATCGACGGCACGGCGACGGGGACATCCGGCAGCGTCCGCGTGTGGAACACGATCGTCAAGCAGGATCCCACTGCGGAGTGGGGCGGCGGCGCGACGAGCAAGCAGTGCATCGGCGACTACGGCATCGACATCGACCGCGCCTACACGCGCGTACTGCACTGCAACGTGCTCGGCTTCCAGGCTCCGAACGCCTACGGAATCCGCGTGCGCTCGGCGCAGTGCTTTGTGCAAAACAACGCGGTGCTCGACGTCACCATCGGATTCCGCGGTCCGAGCGGGCTCGACTTCGACCCGACGAGCGTCGTCACGCACAACGCCATCGGCGAAGTCTCGTTCGGCCTGAGCGCCGTGCAAGTCGGCACGCTCACGGGCGTCTTGAGCGTCACGGCGTTCCGCTACTTCGCGTTCGAGGACTACCGGCTCACGGCGTCCAGCGT